GTCTACGCTCAGATCGGCGGCAACGGTGGTAATGCAGTCACGCTGAGCGGGGTGCAGACCCTCACGAACAAGACGATTGCCTACGCGAGCAACACGCTGACCGGCGTGGCGGGCACGGGGGTGGCGAACACTTTCACAGCCACGCAGACCCTGCAAGGCTCCAGCAGCGCACTGGCGGCGGTTTTGACGGACGCCGCCGAGGTGGCGACGGTCTCGGCCACGGCAGCGACGGGTACGATTAACTACGACATCACCACGCAGTCGGTGCTGTTCTACACGACCAATGCGTCGGCCAACTGGACCGTGAATTTGCGGGCCTCCAGTGGAACTTCGCTGAACACCGCGCTGGCGACTGGGCAGAGCGTCACGGTGGCGTTTCTGGTCACGCAGGGCAGCACGGCCTACTACAACACCACGGTGCAGGTTGACGGTGCGACTGCTGGGGTGACCACGAGGTGGCAGGGCGGCACAGCGCCCACGGC